CCAGATACAAGAATCCTCCTTGCAGAGCGCTGTTCATGCTGCTTCCTCCGTCCGGACGATTTCAGCGTCCATCCACGACTGCGCAGCCATGCGCGAGTCGGTTTGATTGAAAAGTGCCGCGACAAGGCGCCGCATGCCGTCCGTTTCCCGCACGATGCTGGCGCCGACTTCTGCCGGACTAACCGCCACATTCTGCTCTTGCACGTTCTTGACCTCTCCACCAGGACCGGCTATCACTGCTCCGCGCTTTGACATCCACCAGACGGCATTGCTGTTTGGGGCTCGGCTGGAGCTGTACCGAACGGCGCCATAGGGCAGCACGACAGCCACCGAAGCAGCAGAAATATCCCCCCCTATCCAATACGTCTGATCCCCGGCCGCGACGTAAGCCCCGCCCTCGACAGGCTCCAGCAGATCGATCGGAGCCTCGAAACGGATATAGTTCTTGCGCGGATTGTGCAGAGCAAGCGCGAACGGTTCCGAGTAGTAGAGCATGTCTCCATTCGCCATCAGAAGGCGCCCGCCGGAATACCGCACAATTTCACCGGGCGGCAACGTCGCGAGCAGGATGGTCTTGCATCGTGCCCGATCGGTGCGCGGTGGAATGGACACCACAACGGACTCCGGCGCGCTGGCGGTGATGCGGTACAGTTCATCGCCGTTCGCTGGAGATAGATACAGTGCCGTACTGTGCCCGGCAACTTGCGGAATTCCTGAGAAGTTGATCCGCCCGTTTTCTGGCACGTCGATCTGTTCTGGACTAGCCGCCGCTGACTCTTCGCCATCTGCTGACAGCAGCGTGACCACAAACTGATAGATTCCTTCCGCCAGGCTTCCGTCTTGCGTCACAGTAGCAATCGGCGAGCCCTGCGGTGGCGCTACTCCTACTGGAGTAGCTGACTCACCAGACAGCCGCCACAGCCCGTCCTTGTTCGTGCAGAACACTCGGCCGGCGCCCGCATCCGCGTAGGTCATTGGGTGAAACGGAGTCAGTCCGGTCAGCACTGCGGTTGCCGTGTAGTCATCGCTCAAGTGATACAGAGTCCGATGATCGACGTAGTAGGCGTGATCGTCGATAGCCCATATCGAATGGCAGTCCGTTCCAGACACAATACGCTCCGATCCAGGGCGGCGCTTGAATGTCCCTGCGCCTGACAGGTCAACATTCACCGCGGAGCGAACAAACGCGCCTTCTTTACCTGATAGCGAGTAGTCAGGAAGCCGGTTGTTCTCGCCCTTGAATGGGCCGATCTCGGCAGTTTTCATCAGGATCTGCCAACCAGCATTTTCAACAGAGCCATAACCCTGTTTCGTTTCTTCGTCGCCACTGGACCTTGCTCAATCTCTGCATTCACAGCGTCAGTTGTCTCTCGAAGCTGCTGAATGGCCCACCGTTTGAACTCCAGCATTGACGGGCCATCCATCGCAGGAAACGTAATCATGCGCGAATCAGACACCACCGAATGCGTGCCCGCCTCTTTAACCAGCGTGCGGTATTTCAAGTGCCACGCATCGGGCTCGGTCGATTCCTTGAATTTGATCAGCTTGAACACGGTGGCCTTGCAGCTTTCCGCGATGGTGCTTCGCACAGCGTCCCCGACTCCGTAAAACGTGATTTCGTCGCGAACGTGCAGGCGCTTACCTTGCGATATGAGCGTCAAAATAGTGATATCAAACAGCATGGTCAGCCCTTTTCAAAGTAGGACTGTTCGTCCTGGTCATGGTCCATCGCTTCGTTGTACGGTTTCAAACTGGCTTGGTACTGACGGTGGCGAAAGCGCGCCAGTTGTTCGTCGGCTCGGCGAATCACCTCGGACGTTCCGACTTCAGCGATTTCTTCTCGTATTTTGTCAATGTCTGGAGTCACGATTGCACCCTCACGCTTAGATTATCGTCTGTCATTCTTGCGTTGGTTTTGTCGCCGAAGATACGTATTGCCAATGCACCATTGACAACTCGGATCGCACTTTTTTCGGCTTGAATTCGGCACGCATTTCCTGATTGCAGGCAGCATGACACAGAGTCAAGAAGATTCCCGTTGAAATCGTACCGCCAGTCGTTGAATGTTACGCCAGGGTGGTTGAACGTGATACTCATCAGAACAAGTTTCCTAAAGCATGAGCGGAGATGCAACTAATGCTTTGATCGACGAGATTAGGGACGGTCATGGCCTAACTCAGCCTGGCCTGCCGCCGCCTGCTCGCGCTGTGTTTGGCGACGATCGCGTCGAAGTCCTTGCGGAAGGCGCGATGCGCTCGACGCCATCCCAGGTATCCCAGGCGTCGTCCCATCGACCATCTGGATGGTCATACATCCAGTCATCCATCGACATGTGTATACGTATAGGGTCACAGATTCACGTAGATTTACGAGTCGTCAGCTAACTCGATGGGCTGTTGTACGACTGCGACTGCGGCGGCGTCCGCATCCTCCTGCGCCTTCACCGCCGCGTGATAAATCGACGTGAGCCCCTGCACCAGACGACCCTGTGACATGGTTTGTCCAGTGGGAACCAGGGTCTTTCGATGCAGAAGGGCGATATCTTTTTGCGGGTCATCAAGCGTGATGCGCAGCACTCCAGGGATAGGCTTGGACTCAACTTTCCCCTGCTGGTCAAGCGTGATCTGATTGCGGTGAAACCGCAAAGTGAGTACGCGGTCGTCAGAAAACGACCCCTCTAGAGCACTGCACACGACAGCGCTGTCTATCTGCACCGTCTGTTGTTTGGTGGCGTCGTCAATATTGATCGGCACGGCAAGTCCTTATGCGAGCGTAAGTGATGCAGATCTGACCACTCCGTCAGAACCCTTAAGACGGAATGTTAGGCTGGTATTGCTAGTTGCCTCGACGACCAGGTCTCCATTCGACGCAGGAGTAATCGACGCGGGAGGAGTGAATATCAGGGGAGCACTGATCTTCAGCTTCCCTGCGGAGTCTACTGTGAAACTGGCGTACTTAGCCGCGTCATAACCCAGCCGTAGCTGCTCGGTGGGCGCCACACTGTGCAGCTTTGCTGACTCCGCGTCTAAGCCGATTGCCAAACCACCGGCGAGGTAGCTTTGAGCGGAAGACGCCGAGTGTATGGCTTTTTTGGTCGTTCCTACGTTCGTTGACGCCCCAATAAACAAAGCGTAACACTCGTCTATTGTCCCTGCGCTAGACCATAACAATTGAGAGCTAGATGAGGCCCCTATCGAAACTCCAATTGCCTTGTTTATTGTGCTGCCCGCTACCGTTGATATGATAGCTGACAATCCTGCGGCAACACTTGCTGTGCCTCCTGAGACAAGTGTCCCAACTAATCCATTGACACCTGCGGCAAAAGCAGTAGTCCCGCTACTCACGCCAACGGAGTTATGCGACGCATACAATCTAGTTGCATTGCCTCCAGAACTCTGAAAACTTGTTATAGTGCCATAGCCTTCTGTTACAGTACCAGAACCATAGTTGTAGACATAGTTCTGCAATCCGCGCAAACTTGAGAACGAACCGACAGACTCTGCAGGCACACTAAAATCGTTAAACAGCGAATACCGCGTTTTATTGCAAGGCGCACTTGCTTGTACTACCATTTTGTTACACAGATTCCCCCATCTGTTGGAGTTGTCATCGCCAATATTTATCTGTGTGTTTATGGTGCCATTTACTACATTACCTGTTGCGGACGTAATGCTGCCAATGGCGTCTGTGCCTATTGACGCAATCATCCCATTTGAGCTAAGGATGAAATTTTCACAAACATCAAGCGCGCCTAAAGGTGTGGGATTCCCAATCCCCACATAGCCAGACTCCAGCACAGTAACTGCCTCTGTGGCGCCAGCCGTGCCGCAGAGCATTTTGATTGCCGTTCCGGTACCAGTAGCCGATGTGCCTTGCAGCGTCAGCACGTCCGCTGCCTGCGTTCCGCCGATCAGCGTCTGACCACTGGCGCGGCCAGCGCCCAGGGGATACTGGGTATGGTCGTCGTCAAAGAGGCCGGTTAAGGCGCCGTGATCAGTGACTCCTCCCCCGGCAGACTCTAGATCGCCTAGCCTAGTGAGTATGCTCGTCGGAGACACTACGTCGGGCGTCCCGATAATTGCTTCAATGGCCTCTACAGCGTCGTTAACGTCGCTATGTAACGCCGCATGGTCAAACGCCAGCAGCCCGTCTGTACCAAGAGGATTGTCGAAGTTATCTTGCGCCCCAGGGAAAAGGGTTGTCATACGCTTGTCGTCACCTCTTCGATTACAACGAACGGAGAGGTAGAACATAGCGCGTCGATGCCGTCCTCCCGAATAAGCTCAATATCAGTGACGTACTCGCCGACTTCGACAAGCGCTGTTGAGAGCGTATCTGGCAATAGCCGCAGCCATAGCGCACCGTTGACCGTATCAATTTCCAGCGTACCGTCATCGGTGTGAAACGTGATCAGCGCTACAGTGTCTTCCGCTGATGCCTTTACATCCATCCTCGCCGCGGTGTACCCGGTCAAGTCCTTCGGCGAATAAAACGCGACCGCCCCAGTATCAGCCGCGTGCGCTCGAAACGCGAGGCTGGATACCCCAATCAAGTCAAGCGTAGTTGAATCGATGACAGACACGACGTGCATATCCTTATCTGAAATCGGATGGCGGCTACTCGCGGCGTTGATATCGGTCATACCCTTGGCGTCGACCACGGCGCAGCGCCACCCGTCCAGGATTCCATGAGGATCTGTGGTGACGATGCGTGCAGGGGCTGCACGGCTGATGCTGGCAATCGCGGCAAATGTGAGTGCATCGGTCTCGACCCTGATCGGGATATCGACCGATGCGCCGAGGCGGATCGTTGGGAGCTTGAGTTTGTTCAGCGCCATGAATGTCAGATATACCCGTTATTGACAACACACTTCGCTGTCTTGCTTCTCATGTTTCTGTGCGTCAGAGCATTCGGCCGATCCCCAAACGACTGCACAAACCGCGCCTCGAACCGTTTTGAAGCTTGCTCGTCGAACAGATCAGGGTCTGGCAACAGATAGCACAGGCTGATTGCCCAATCTACCATTTGGACGTGATACACCGAACGGATTGATGGTTCGTCGTCGTCTGACTCCATGTCCTGAGGCAGCAGGTAGCACCGTAGCGTCAGCGTGTCGTCGGCGGTCGGCAGTTTGCCTAGCTCAAGCGTCGTTTCGGTCAAAGTCCATTCGTCAGAAAATTGCCGGCCGTCGCTTGTCGTGATTCCGATCACATCGATAATTTTCTGGTTCAGCTTATATCGCGCGCTTGTCGTCTTAACGTCAAGATCTACGTCGTCTTCGATCAACAGCGCCCTGACGCACGCTTCGCGCTGAGCTTCGTTAAGGTTCGCGTCAATCTCTTCGTCGCTGACAAGCTGAGGATCTCCGTTATCGCGCATCCGGAGCCTGACAAGCGACCTAAGATCTTGCCGCGTCATTTAGAGCCTGCCATGCGATAGTGGCATCTTCTGCGGTGACGTTCAGCCCGACAAGCTTTGACAGACGGCGGCGATCAGGCAGCCCGGACGCTGTAAAATCTCCGGCATCTTCGCGTTCCAGCATTGTCTTGATGGCGTCCTTGACCAGATCCATGTGAGACGTTCCTGGCTGGCTTTCTGGAGCAGAAACAAACTCCTCAGCATCAGCGTCAGCCGGGACGGCTCCTGCACCGAAAGCAGATTGGATAAACATCTGCGGAACGTCCGCGCCGTCTGGCCCCAGCACCATGCTGTGCCCGCTTCCGTTTGCAGTCCCGAACGATATTGGCTGATTTGTTGGTGACTTCAAGCGCATGTTTGACCCTTAAAAAAGCAGGGAAGCAATTTCCCTGCTGGTTGTGTCGTTTGCGGTTTAGTACTGGAAGCTTGAGTCTGCCTTTCCGAGGACCACATACTGAACAATGAGGCGTGACGTTCCGGTCGTCGCCGTGTCTGCGGTGCCAGCCGTCCACGTGACTTGCAGCGGGCCGCCAGGATGAACAAAGCCGGTCGGGACCAGCGGAACCAGGGCATTTGCGGCGCGAATGTTGCCGTTGGACAGGTAGCGCGTCGCCGATGCAGAGTCGCCGATGTCGATAACGTCAGATGTGGTCGAGTTCCAGGCGACGGTGGTAAAGAAGCTTCCGGACAGGATTACCGAATTCGGCGGAAGGTCCATTACGTCGTAAACGGTGTCCTCATTCAAATCGCCGAAGCTGAATGTGACCGTTTTGACGGATACGTCCTGCACTGCCGAGTCTTTAGTGATGGATGGCATTGTGTTTTCCCTTTAGTTTGGTTACAGGTAGTAGTCCATGCAGATGCAGCCGAAGTCCTGGACAGTGCTGGCATCCATCGGCGACATGAACTTGGGCTTCAGAATGCCGGAATACTGCGCATAGGTGACTGCGTTCTTGGCTCCCGAGTCAAAAGTCTCCTCGTGCCAATCTCCAGCGCCCCAGATGTCGGCCATGAGCATAGCCTGCTGACCAAGCAGCAGGCTTCGCGTGCCGTCGACTGCGCTTCCCGCACCCCACTTCGCGCCAGAGGCGGCGCCAGCCGTGTTGTAGACCTTGTTGGACGTGTGAAACAGGATTCCGTCGACGGTAAATCCGGCCGCTCCGGTGAAAACCGGGTTTTTCATCCCACGATCGGCCGCATTGACCAGGACATCGCGGAAGTCGGCGTCCTTCTTGTAGCGAGCAAATGTCTTCGGATGAACGACGTGGACATAAACCTCCTGCCCGTTGATCATCAGCGGCTTTACGCCGCGCGTCTTGGCTTCGGCGCACAGATCGACCAGGGCGCCGTATTTTGGCACGTACCCAGACGCAATGGCGCCTGTGTTGCCGGCGATAAGGTTCGTGCCGTCAAACGTGAAATGTCTCTTGCTCGTCGGAGCGTTTGCAACGTCTGCTGCGTAGTCGAGTTGCAGCAGGGAGTCCTCGGCGCCGATCACGCGGGTAGATCCGTCTGTGTTGTAGGCGAAGCTGATATTGGACGCGGCCAAAAACATCATGTCGTCGTTAATCTGAGCCTTCCAGTCAGCGAGAGAATCCTTCGCTTCCTTGCGGAAATCATAGACTGACTGCTGATCGTCGACGCGGCCCTTGCTGCACACAGATTTGCGCAGCTGGTCGGTATGCACCTCGACCCAGTACGTCTCGATGGCTTCGCGCCGTCCGTCGATGTCGTTGTCCCCGACGATACCCGAAGCTTTCAAGTTGGCTTTCAGACCGATCATGGCGCGGTCGCCCTTTTCGGTCTTCTTCAATTCGGTAATGCGGTGGACGATGCTGTTGGCCGTCGTCCCGACGAATTTTTCCCAAAACGATTGTTGGCGAAACGCCTTGATGGTTTCAGAAACCCAGGCGCGTTTGAAATTGACGGCGTTCTGAGAAGCGCCGAATGCTGTAAATGCCATATAGACCTCGCAAGTAGAGAAATGAGCTGCGTTTCGCTGGCTTACGGGCCTAGCATCCGGTCACGATTTGCCGCTTCGTGACCTAGCTGATTCGCTGTTTATCGTCGGCGAGACGGCCTGGATTTCCGCCCTGGCAGGGGCTGGGATGGCTATATGAGAGATGCTGTATCACATATAGCCATATAGACATGTTTTTACACCATTATTGCAGATAGCGCAAGCGTTCTGTTTCTGACGCCCTTTCCCACCGATCTTGATTGCCGACAATCGAATTGCCGGCGGGTATTGCTCGGTTTCCGACTCCGGCGTCTACCCGCGGCGGCTGGGTTGCTGAAACTCTTGCAGCGGTCGCTACAGCAGCCCTCTTGCGCTTATCTACCGGCACCGTAGGATCTTCTGCATCTTGCTGTTTGATGCTTGATCCGCGAGCCCTGGCAATCATATTGGCCGCTTCAATTAGCGCATCTACCGGCGGCATCCCACCAGCAATGTACGTGTCGCGCAGGGCAACAACTTCGGCGATTGATCTCTGATCTCCATTGCTGGTCGTGTGATCGAGCCACGGATAAGCCTCGATTATTTGTGTCTGGGCCTCTTGCAGTGCTTTATGGGTGGCCAGTTGTTCCCTCGCGGCCTCGCGCTGCTCCACTGCGGCGAGCGCTTTCACTTCCGCTCGGCGGTCTCGTTCTGCCTCGATCATCTCTTCGATACGGTCGGCTTCTTCTTCTCCGTCAGTCAATCGAAGCTCAAAAGCTTGGCGTTTTAGTGCCCTTAAGTCGACGTTGACGGCATCTGTTCCTTGGCGCGAGGACGCCGATCGAATTTCCGCAAGTTCCGCTTCCAGCCGCTCTCGCGCTTGTCTCTCTTGATGCAACTTGGCGTTGACTTCGTCAAATCTGGCGCGCGGGATCACTGGGTCGCGGCGAGCCTGTTTGGGAGCTTCTTCATCTATAGGCTCTTCGATGTCGGGCTCATCGCCGGCCGCATCTTCTGACGCAGGATTTTCGTTCTCCTCGTCGTCATAGTCTTCATCGTTGTCATCAGGCCCATTTCCAGGGTCGCCTAGCAGAGCCAGGTCCGGATCTGTTCCAATCTCAAATTCGTTACTCATTGCGCTTCCCCTTGTGGTGGTTGTCCAGTCTCAATCCCAATGTTCATGCCTGTGTCCGGATTTGGCGGAAAATTAGGTGATGTGTTGCTTGGCATGTCAATTGGCTCAATGCTACCCGGCATCCCTGGTATTGCTGGCTCCGCGTCTGCATCGTCGCCACCAGCAGACGCCCATATCTGATCGGCGACTGGAGCGATAGCCGGATTCTGAGCGATCAGGTTAGCGGCCGAGGTTGCCGAGAACATCCCCTCGACGTTCTTTGTTGCTCGCTCTGCGTTTACCTTGAGTGCTTGCGCCTGCATCAATGCGGCCTTTGCTTCCGCCAGCGGGTCTTGCGGAGGCGCCGCGGCGTTCTGCATTTGCTCGATTATCTCTGCCTTGTTGGTCAGGTTGCTCACCCGGACGACTGCTGTATCCGGGATCTGTATGCCTTCCTTGCGCATCTCAAGAGATTGGGTAAATTGACTGTTCTCAAATGTTACCTGCATCGGCTGCTCTGTGATAACCGTCTCATACTCTCCGCTTGTCAGATCGTTTAGATAGACGCCGGTCGACGGGTCAAGCTGATTGATTATCAAACGCTCTTCGATCTCCTTGCCTGTAATCGGGTCGGTCTTGGTAATCATGAAAGTACGCTCTGCTGAGTAGTATTTACCGAGAGCGTAATCAATCCAGTCTGCCAGCATATTGCGAGTGCGCGCCAGGTTGTCTAGCGGGACGGCAAGCTGCTGCTGCGACGCGTGCTGGTTGCTCTGGATAGCGATGCCTGACTCTTGACCGTCGCCTACTCCACGCATTGCCGGCGGGACCGTTACCTCGCCAAGCGTCGTAGACGCTATCTGGATCAGTTCAGATATCCCCTGCGGCATCGGATTAGACGTGATTTTCATCAGCGGCGGGGTTCCAGTCCGTCGCTCAAGCACCAAGCCAGTGCTAGCGCCGTGTTCCTCAAGCTGCCGAGAGCTCATATTCGTGAGCTGATTTTGCTCCATCTGCCATCCGGAATTTGCGGTGGAATTGACAATGTGAATCGCCTGGCTGATTGCTTTGTCGAGAATGCGCTGCGGTCCGACCGCGTTATCGACCATGCCGCGAGTCTGGCCGCGGCGGAAATATGGGAAGTAGGGCACGACGGTAAATCTGTCGTAGTCGCTCCAATCGTCGTGAAGCGTCGTGCATTGCGTCGAGACCGACCAGCGCACGCGCTTTGCCCTGCGTTTGGTGATGATCGCCCCTGATTGCCGCAGTTGTTCGATGGCTTCTGGCGCCTCGTCGCCGTTCAACTGCCGCACATCTCCTCCGCTGAAAATCGCTACCGGCATCACTTCGCGCACCCACTTCTGCCGGTCGAGGATGCGCACTCTCCGAATGTCGTTGCTGCCGTATTGACTGTCGGACGGGAACCCTGAATTTAGCGCGAACTTGCTGCGTTCCTCACCGTCATCGTCGCCCATTTCGCCGAAATCTCTGTCTCCGGTATAGACGTGCTCCTCTTCGACCTTATGCCGCATTTCCAGTCCGTATAGCCCCTCAATCTCATCGAGAGACAACCAGCGAGTGATTATCACATCGGACCATGATTTAGGCTGGTAGCCCTTGGCGTCTGGATCAGGTATCACGTCCATCGGGTCGAGGACTGTGATTCGCAATTCGCCGTCGAGGCTGTCGTCAAAATCCATTCGGACATCGAAATATCCGCGCTGCTGGATAAGGCCGTCCTGGAATACCTCGCTTTCGAGCCAGTGCAACTTGTTGTTTCCAGCGACCTGCATGGCCACCTTGCTGCGCGCGTCGGCGAGGTCTTTCGTCGCAGCCCCAGCGCGCGGCCGGAATGAAATGTCGAGCCGGTTACTGATCTGATAGCCAAATGCGCTGTTGAGCGCCGGCATGGTTTGGTTGGTTTCATACGCCGGCCGGCGCTGCGACTCCAGTACGTCAAGATCAGCAGCCGACCAGTGCCCTCCTGGTTGTAGTTTCCCAGCGCCGTCGTACAGCCCTCCGAGGTAATAGCCCTCAAGGAATCGCGCAGTCTCGGTGTATGCCCGGTGCCCTCTCTCGATTCCGTACTGATACCGCCGCCAGTTGTCTGCTGCTACTGTGTCGAGCGCTCCAGTGGCATTGGTTTGGTTGTTGTCCATCATCTATGCGGCCTGTGAGGATGCTGCGTTGCGTCTGGCTATCTGCGCCCGCCAGTTCTTAGCCATTGGCTCTTGGACGCAAGGGGACACGGCAAAGGTCATTGCAAGCGCATCGCCACAGTCCGGCGAGGCAAGGCCACGCTTTTTCATGTCCTCTTTTTTCTCCAATTGGATCTGATTTTTGGCGGTGAATCCGTACTCAGGGCCGATCAAATCATCGCGTAACTGGCGGTCGTCCGGGATTTCCATGCCAGCGTGCAGCGCGTCGCGCATCAATCCCCATAGCTCGGCACGGCGGTTGAAATAGGTGATTTGATCGGTTGGCGCGCTTCCGCCATTCAATTCTGTCACCAGGTGCCCATAATTCAACTGCGTCACACGATCAACGACGCCTGCGCCTATGCCTACTCCATCGATGACCACGGCGGCCGGCTTCCACTGCGGGATGGCTTCAACCACCTTTCCCGCTAGCTGCATCGTATCCAGTCCCTTGAATTTTATCAACGGATAAACCAATCTTCCCTGCTTGATACAGATCACGCTAGAATCATCGCCGAATCTGGCCACGTCGACAGCCATTACCCGCGGGAAATCCTCGAAACCCTCTGCGACGTATTCAATGCAGGAATCAACATCCTCACCAGAAATGAACTGGTTGCTACCGGCGCGGGGGAACTCCCCTTTTACGCGGACACGGACGAAGTCCGAATCCTCTCCGTAATCAGCTATCCATTTTTGAATCTGCTCCAGATTGCACATCTTCGCGCTGCGCGAATCGATCTGCCGCGTAATCCACCGGTGCCTGAATTTTCCGAAACATTCCCGGAAAGCGCCAGTGTTGCGCGTCGGGTTGCCGAATGCGACCCATTTTGCGCCATCAGTGGTCATCGCTCCCTCGGCAACGTCCCATATTACCTGAGCGATATTTGACGCCTCGTCAAAGAGCATCAAAACATTTTTGTCATGAGTACCAGCAAACGCCTCGCTGTTATGCTCACTCCACGGGATAGCCGACGCAAACCATGTCGATTCTGCCCCGCGAAGCGCAAATCGTGTCGCGGTGTGCGTATAAAGCTTTCCATCAAGCGACAGAGCATTCCATTTTGCCAGCTCCCGCCACGTTTTGCTGGATAGCTGGTTGCTTGTATTGGCCGTGACGACCACCTGCGGGTCAGGCCTGGTTGCGAGAAACCACTTGATAATCCAACTGATCAGCGCCGTTTTCCCGATGCCGTGCCCGCTGGCGACGGCGATACGAGACTCCCGAGCAATATCGGACATTGTCTCAGCCTGCCATGCGTCAGGCTCTGGGCCGATCACATCTCGGACGTACCCGGCCGGGTCGTCGTAGTACGTGTCGGCAATCATCGCCGCGTCGTCTGCTGCACTCACGTGCGGCGAGCCTCAATTCGCGCCCGGATGGCCGATGCGATGCTCACCTCACCTGACAGCGCCATTTTGTCGTTCCACATGGCCAGATGCCGCCCCTGAAGCTCGCACGCTTTGAGCGCGGCAGCGTGATTGATCATCGTAACGTTTCCTTCTTGATCGGCCTTGTCTCGCATCGCATCGCGCTTGATCAACTCAATATCTGTCAGCACGAGGTCTTGCGTAATTTCGGTGCGCGCGGACCTGGCCTGTATGCGAGCAGAAAGAGCTTCCTTAATCACAGGTTTCGCAAGGTTTTCTGTTCCTATCGCCTGAGCCGTTTTCTGCGAGTACCCAGCCCTGATCGCCGCCTGGGTCGCATTCAAATCAACCAGGTATTCCTCGACAAACCGAGCCTGTTTCGCCGTCAGTGCCACCAATCAATTCCTCGTGTCCATAGCGTGCGTATATAACACAACCATACACGATAGTCAAAATCAATCGCAAAACTGTTGCAATTTGTATCCATTGGATATAAGATGCAGTTGTCGATTGAGACACAACCAACCCAGGAGAGACAAATGTTCGACCTCAACAACACAAACGGATTCTCGCAGGATGATCTCGTCCTGCTGAACCGCGCAATGCAGATCCTCGTGGAAAGTGGCGTTGACGACAGCAACGCCGCCGACATCGTAAACAACAACTGGGAGCCGACCGGCAACACGGTCGATTCCCTCACCAGGACGAGGAATCACCGCCGGGACTAACGACCTCCCGGCAGGAGCGCAGCGGCTGCGATGGTAGCCGCTGAGCTGCGTGCCGAAGAGGCCGGAGAAAATTTCTCTGACCTCATCGGCCGGCCGAATTAACGATGATAGCTAAATTGAGACACAACCCACCCAAGGAGAGTGAGATGGAAATGCAAATCCTGTACCACGCGGTTCGCCGCGCGTCGACGCGCGTATCCCCGGAGATCGTGCCATCGCGGCACGTGTTCCGCGAGACTCGGAAATCCGCCATCGCTAGCGCCTACTGGGCGCCGCGCGGATTCGCAGCGGCGCGGGACGTTGCCGCAGCGGCCGTGGCTGCTTCGCGTACTCCAACCCCTTCGGCCTCGTTGGCAAGCAGGGTGAAGGAGCACATCGCCGAAAAATACTCCGTGGTCATCTCCGATCGCGGCGGCGAGACAGAGATCCACGAGAAGCACCGCAGCATCCACCTTTCGGTATTGGACCGGAGCAACGGGCTTTCGCTTCTCGGCGCCGACGGGTGGCGCCGCTACTCTGCGCGCTTCGGCTCCAGGCCGGCGTCGCTCAGGTATTTGTGCGGCCGGGACGACAACGGGGAATTTGCTGTTCGCCTGCCATCGTCCGTCGAGACTGTCGAACAGGCGCTAGAAAAGCTCGAACCGGCAGAAGTCCGCAAGGCTCGCGCCGAAGGGCGCACAGTGCTGCGCCAGGGCGACGTGTATGTCGTCGCTTTGCGCGGCGGTCGGGACAATTTCTCAGCGCTGCCCGAATCGCACACGTGGGACGAGGAAACCCGCACTCTTCGCCACGCAGGAGAAAACCCGCACCAGCCGCTGCACATCCCATTCAAACCGGCGAAAGCCATCCCCCAAACCGCTTTGAGGATGGGCCGCGGAAGCGGGACTGGACGAGGCGATTGAGTCACCGCCCGGACGAGCAACCTCCGGGCAGGAGCGCAGCGGCTGCGCAGATCGAAAACGCCGATAGCTGCCGGGGGCGACCGCCCCGGCGTCTGGCCCGGACAATCCAACATGGCGAGCCTGCAAGCTCAAAGGCAGGTGACACAAACTGAGCCGCATTCGCGCTGCGTAGCGCGCTTTTTGAAAGGAACTGAAATGCTGAATCTCACCCCCCACTCCATCACCGTCCGCTCTCCGGACGGTACGACCCACGTGTTCCCGCCGTCTGGCACCATCGCCCGCGTGGCAATGCTCGAAGACCAGATCGGAGTATGCGCGGTCACGCGCGCTCCGGTAATCACAAGGACCTCCGGCGCTCCGTTCGGCCTGCCGGCATATGGGACGCCGTGCATCGTATCGGCGATGGTTTTGGCCGCCTGCCCTGGTCGGTCAGGCGTGTTCGCCCCGGACACCGGGGCAACGGCAATCCGCGACGACCGCGGGATGGTCGTCGCCGTCACGCGGCTGGTCGCCGCATAGAAAGGGGAGGAAAATGAAAGAGATTTTTGCTGCCCTCTCCACCAACGGACGTTGGGGTCTGGCCGTAGTCGGACCAGACGGAACAACGCTCCCGGCGCAGGGAAGCCTGCGTCACGTCGGTAATGTCTCCGGTATAGAGACCTACGAATTCACGCCGGGCGAAACCGGCACGTGGGTCATGACCACCGAGGACGTGACCGTCCACCGGGGGGCCACGATGGTAAAGTGGCAGTATTTGCAATCCTCTCGCGGAGTCAGCTTGCTGCTGCTTGGCCCGCAAGCTGTGGTGGAGCACCACGGACACAAGCGGCGCAGCAGCCACGTCGTGGCCTACGTGGCCGGGATGGAGACCGACATCCCAGGCACGGTTTTGGCAGCCATGGGGCTGCTGCAAGCTGACGGCGAAGTGGTCGCCATCGCGCCTCCTCCTGCACTTGGCGGAGCGATGGCAGCCGCCATGTCCTCTCTCTCGGCCCTGAAAAGGAAATCCTAATGAGCGATGGCGTCCTCACCCGCGCGATCTCTGACCTCGATCGCGCCGGGATACCGCTAGCCGCTGCGCTAGACCCGGCCCGGCGCGAGGACATCCTGCGCGCCCCTGGAATCGGCAGGAAAGCATACGCGAGGCTACGGGAAGCCGCGAACAATGGGCAAACCAAGAGCAGCAGCACCGCGGTGGACCGCGCGCTTGCCCTCTTGCGGAATGAATGGCAAGCCGGGTCGTCCGGTTTGCCTGGTTTCCATCACCAACCGCAGGACCTGTCGAGATCCCAGGTGGCTGCGGCTCTGGGCATAGACTCGGACGGGGAATATCAATGACCCCGGCTCAGTCCGACCTCCGCGCCGCCCGCAAGGCGCTTGGCCTCACATGCCAAGCTGCCGCCGACCTGGTTGGCGTCAAGCTGATCACCTGGCAGAGGTGGGAGGGCCAAACCTCCCGGCAGACGGACCCGCCGAAAGCGGCTGCCGAGCTGTTCCGGATTCTTAACGCAAAAAATAAGGAGTAAAAAAAAGATGGAATTTGGAATCGAGTATCCGAGATCGGGGAAGCAGATTGAGTGCGCGGACGAAGACTCTGCGCGACGGTTGTTCGAGTCCGCTCCGCAAACTGACGAGGAATCGCTGGCGTTGGTAATCAACGGGAAGGAGAACCTGGTTCGGGGCAGAACCCTGGCTAAACTTCGGGCAGATTTCCCGATGGCAGCAAAGCTGTACGACAGGCTGAACGAGCATGGCCTGCTGATATCCAGGTATGCAGAATGTATCTGGGGCGGTGGAGATCCGGGATATAGGCAGCGAATTGACTCATCCCAATCGGGGGCGCTCCTCGAGTACGAGGCAATAAATGAGTTTGCGAGATTTGCAGACAGGTACTTCCTCAAGGTCTCGATCGAGGCGTATGTCAGCGAAGTGGTCGGGGAAGTAGCGGAAAAAGGGGAATACATGATCGGACACCCCCTATATGGAGCGATCATCATCAGTGCCAGAGCCCCGCAAGCGAAAGACGAATCCAGATACTCGTTCAGCGGAGGTGATTAAGGAAATGAAAGAAATTTTTTCAGCCAGTTCGTTGAACGGGCGGTGGGCAGTAGTCGGACCAGGGGGAACAACCATCCATGCGCAAGGCAGTCTGAGCCACATCGGGAAGGTATCCGGGACGGAGGCCTACGAATTCGTTCTGGGAGAAACCGGCACCGCCGGGAACGTGACCGTTCGCGACGGAGAGACGCTAGTAACGATCATGGATTTGCACTCCTATCAGGTGGAGATCCAGCCTCGTTCAGCGGATGGGATTGAGTTTTCTGCTGAATTGGTAAAACAACAAGGAGTAAAAATCAGTGAAGAAATTTAGCGAAGAAGTGCGGGAGTTACAAGACAAACATTTGTCCGAAAATATCGCGACAGCGAAACTAATCATCTGCGCAAACATAAAGAGCGACGCAATGCGCGGAGAATGTAAAACAAACTTCACTTACATGATCGACGGGCCAAACTCGCGATTAACCGAAAGAGTTGTGACGACGGCGGTTAATCAAATCATGGCTGAAAACCCAGGGTTCTTTAGATCTGATGGGAGATCGCTAGAATGGGATCGGACATAAACGCCGACAACCAGGCCGCCTACGGGCGGCTTTTTGTTTCATCCGGCATGGCCGCAGGGCCTTGGGTTGTTATGATAATGGAGTCCAGAACAGCACATCATCGTGCAGACACCGCTCTTCTGATGGTACTGCGTACCATTTTGGAGCGTCATCCCCTTTCTCTTGCTCCAGCGTGGCAATTATTATTGTCCCATAAGACGTGTGGACCAAAACTTGGTCTGAATATTTGCAATCCCCATCACCTCTAAGAGGAGGCGGGTCTGATACTGGTATCTTCTTCATATCTGAGTCCTTAAACGATGTTGAAGATCAAATCCATTACACCGCTGCAATATATCCGGAAGAGCCGGCCTATACCCCGAGACCGCCGATACAACCCCTCCTGGACTCGCCGACCGACAAACTCCACCGCTCAGCGCAGCGCATTCTCGGCAGGTGTGCCGATCATCGTCTCCTGACGAGGTGGGGAGACCGCTCATTGTTTATCCCGCGCACTAATCCTTGAGCGGCATAACTCCGCGACCTTTACCGATAATCGAGTTTATCTTTGTTTCCATGTTCGGCCCGTTATTCGCAGACCCACCGGACTTGCCGTGATGGATCGTATTAAATCCGTGCTCCGCGAACCATTCGCGAGCTTTTTTGATTTGATGCACAGGCATCCCTCGTTTCTGGAGTTGAGCTAGCCGGTTGCTGTTGATCCCAAGTGCGCCCGCTATCTCTTGTACCGTCGGCTTACCCATATCTCTACAATCTCCGTGTGTTGAACGATCTTTGCTTGGCCTATACCTACCTAGCCAACCTCAACAGTTATCGCCGCCTTGGTGCCATAGCGCGAGTCCTGCGGGCAATCTGGAAGCGCTGTAGGCGACATATTGCCCAAAACATCCTGCAAAGCCAGTTTTTCGGCTTCCGCCCGCGGCAGACCACCATCGAACTCCATGATCGCCGCGCGCTCCTCGTACCGGTCGCGAAGGTCCTCGGTCACGCTCATCCGATCTCATGCCGCCTGCCGGCGCTGTTCTCCGCCCGTTCAATCTCCTCGACTTCCGCCGAAAAGAACTCATCCCAAAGCCGATACCTATCCGACACATCATCAATCGTTGCCGGGATTTTCACTCCGGCAATCTCAAGGCAATCGACCTCTCCCCTAATCTGGTCCAGTCCTGGTTCAAGGTCTTTACGCACAAGAGCCCGAAACTCGTCCATTTCCTCAATGGAAAACGCGCCAGACGCCACGCGATGCGCAGCGAATGCCTCGAAATTATCCCTGAACCGCTTAGTTACGATAGCCATCAGAATTCCACCTCCGTGATGTCGTCAAATCCCATGGCTTTGGGCCGCTCATGCTCCTGCCCGAGAAACGACTGGCTGGCCGCATCATACCAAAGCTGAATTCTTCCTTCCCAAGTTCCATGCCGACACTTATCGACGATTAACAGACAATCAGAGTCCAAGTCTTTCGATGTGCCCCCTTTTTCCCGTTCTGCTTCCTTTGGTTTATTGCGCCATACCGTGAAAACGTTGTCGGCCAGGTCCGTGATACTGGCGCTACCGCGCACATCGAATTTTGACGGCGGCTTGGACTCGTCAGGTTGCTTTCTCACATGGGCCAGCAAATGCACGGCCTGCCGGGTGTCGTGCGAATGACAGGACAGCGCCAGAATAAACTCCTTTTGCTTTGACTGCCACCCGTCGCCATCTTCTGCAATCCCGCAGGTCATGAGGTTGTCTATAACCATGTGATTAACGCCAAGCTCCGCGTGAGCGTATCGAGCAACAGCCAGAATCCTGTCTGGGGTAACGCTATTTTGCTGGTCGTACAACCAGAGCTTTCCATCTGTCCATTGGTGAAAATCCTTAATGTCGCTCACTCTCGGAGAATTACAGCCAAACGCTTGTCGGCACATGCGCTGCATCGTCTCGGCCGGTTTCATTTCCATCGAGGCGATACAAACCCGTTCTCCCTGTCGCATTAATCCAAGCATCACCTGCCCAGACAAAATGGATTTTCCATGCCCGGACATTCCCGGCCAGATGGAAAGCTCGCCTCGGCGAAGCCTAACGAGATCCGATGTTTTTGACCACGGAAGTTCTCCGCCAGTCTGCCGTGTCGGCGTCTTGAACGCCTCCAAAACATCTTCGAGCCAACTCGATGCCGGCCGAACATTGGCATTTTCATTTGGCCCTTTCAGGTACTCGTCAAAATCGATTTCTGTGTCATCAATAACGTTCATGCCATGGCTCCAATTCCCGCAAACGCCTTCCTGTCGTGCTCTCCCATTCCTCGGCCAGACTGCAACCGCCAACAGCCAAACGCCACATGAAATCCGTCCTGCTTGTCTGAGAACCACACCCCAAGGTATCCCGGTTTGTGCGGCAGAACAGCGTCGACCACGCGCTTTACCGCGCCTCGGTCAATCGCCGTGCTGGCCACAATCAGCACTTCCAGTCTGGCCAGGAATCGCCAGTCGTAGGACCGGCCAGGCTTGGCCACAACCACGTGATTAAGCTCCCTCAGCGGCCCCACCAGCGACACCAGAACCATGTCAGCCGGCCGTTTGCCGATCATCCTGGTGTCGATTATTTCCTGCGCCCCGTAGGGTACGACGGTGGCCTGCTGGGTCATATCGCCCCCGCAAACGGATCTACTCCGCCGTATCGCGCTGCCCGGTCTGCCGATGCTGACGAGCAGTTCGCCGGGGATTGTACCGGTTCATCCTCCCATCGCCGCCCCCTCAGCCATGTTGCACCGTGGGGAACGACGCCATCACGCCACTGCCGAGATTTTTTCTGCTCGGCAAGAGCCGCAAGGGCGGCTACCAAGTCCGGTTTGACGGAGTTCCACGCCTTCTCCGCTTCTCTCTTCGCTTCCTTCCGGGGATAGGCGATCCAGAATTCGGAGAATCCTGGATGAGCAACGGTCGCCGGCTTTTCGGCGACGTGTTTTTGTTCTTTTTCTTCTGTTCCTGTTCCTGTTCCTGTTCCTGGTTGAGAAAGGGTTGGCGAAGGGTTTGGTAACGGTTCATATGTCATACCTATTGATTCGGCGCAATCCCGCATGAATGCTGGCTTCCAGCTACATGCGTCGGGAATTGACGCCGCAATCTTGGCCGCGCTTTTGCGCTGATTCGGATTCTCTGGTGGGTTCCACTCCAAATGCTTGCAAATCCAGCACCATTTGGTGGTTTCGCAACGGTTAGCGAAACCCTTTGACAACAGTTCAGCAAACCCTTGCGCAACCCTTTTTGAAGGCCATTGAAGGTCGTCGCAAACGTACCCGTCAGGCAATCGGAACGCTCCGGCAATCGTGTTGTGGGGGCACGTCAGCAGGTAAAGGGCCAAGTTGCGAGCGTCCTCGCTCATCGATCGAATACCGTCGCTAGTCCAGAACGAGGTGTAAACCTTCCCGTAGTCACGCATCTGTGCCAGATCTCCATCTGTTGTATAAGGCGGCAAGATTCTTTTGCAAATCCAAGTCTTCGCAATGGCAAGTCACGCCCTACCCTCGACAATCGCCGCCGCCTCTTCGTAGCACGTCGCCACCCCAGCCAACCCGCCGGCCTTCTTCACCTGGTCCAGATAGGCGCGCTGCTCGGCGGTTAGACGGTTACGCGTCGACGGCATCTTGACCTCGATAGCGATCACGCGGCCGTCGGTCGTGAATCCGTCTAGGTCAACTCGCCCTTTTCGGCACGAGCGCATGAACCGCGAAGGATTCCCACCTTTTCCGTACAGCCGACCGGCCATCACGTTAATGCGCTCGATACGCGCAACCATCGGATGTATGCTGAGCGCATCAAGTATCAACTTTTGAATGTCTCTCTCAAGCACCTTCGGCTTCGATGCAGAACCCGGACGGCGCCTCTTCGGCTGATTTTCACGAATCGCCGATGGATCGAAAAGCGCCTGCTGAATGGATTCCGTAGCAGCGAAGTCAGCCCATTTTTTGCTCAGCTTAGCAATCATGCATCATCCTCTGACAATCCATGAACGCTTCTATGAAGACTTGCGCCTGGACGGCATTGATAGCATTGCTCGACAGAAACCACCGCACCACGACTTCACGGAGCGTCTTTTCTCCCCAATCGCCCATAGCTGCGTTCGCTAGGTTTATGACGATGCGGATGTTGTCGTATGTGTAACCGCGCTTGCAGTCCAAACGATCAATGCTAGGGCTGCTGAATTTTCGGCCAGGCGAAAGGTCGAACGGCTCCCCTGTAACCTCGCAGCGGCCAGCATCAATTCGCTGTTGAATCTCCGTAATGTGCTGATCAAGATCAAACTCAAGGCCGCGGTTCCGAGCGCGGGTGCGAGTAGTGGCTACCAGAACCACGGCACGCTTTTCAAGCCGTCGCTTGGCCTCTCTGGCAAGCACCTTCTCTTGATTTGCTTGCTTCCACGCCTTGTTTATCGCGCTGCGCCGGGCTTTAACTTCCGGCTTCGCAACATAAGCCCGCTCATAAGCACGTTTCTTTTCAAGGTCAGCCCAAACCATTGCTCGACTCCAGAAATGATCTGATAAAAGTCTCGGCGGCGACCGAGTTAATAGCGTTTCCGTATCCACGAAGACGCATCACTCGCGCTTCGCTCGTCTTGTCGGCATCGATCGGTGGGCCATCACTGCCGCCTCGCACCATTCTGTCGGAAGCCCCATTAACCAGCGGCTCAAGTCCGGGTTTAACTGGCCGCCACTTGTCATCCCGGCATCTGAGCCAGTCAGCATCTCGCCAGAAGCCGTTAGTCGGGCCGGGCCGGTCATCGTCATTAGCCATGTCGTTTTGCGGCTGCTGTCGTTGCTCCCCGCAGCATTGTTGCCGTTCTGTGCTGGAGTCCAGGCCATTGGCGTCGGCCATCCCGATAACCTCGCAACCTCGTTCAACGGCCTGGCGTTGTAGGTCAGTTCGTTTCCCGCTACGTTTGCTCCCTTCCAATCCCTTGCCGCCGGAGTCGGCCACCCAATACAACCTGTCTCTGATGTGCGGCGCACCGACGCTCGCAGACGGGAACGGGACACACCCGAAGGCGTAACCCACGGCTTCCAAGTCAGCGTGTACAAGGTCGACCCAAGGGTCGATAGACGAACTCGCAACCTGCTCTCCAAAGACGACTGAAGGACGACACTCTTTAATAAGGTGGTGGAAGGCTGGCCATAAATTCCGCTCGTCAGCAAACCCAACTCTTTTGCCTGCCGCGGAGAAAGGTTGGCACGGACAGGAACCAGTCCAAACAGGTCGGTCATCTGCCCATCCGGAGCGACGAAGCGCGTATGACCAGACCCCAATTCCGGCAAACCAGTGACATTGGTCGAATCCACGCACATCGCTTGGCAAGACATCTTCAATGCTTCGCTCATCGACCTCACCAGGGGCAATATATCCTGCTTTTATCAGTTCCCGCAGCCATGCCGCTGCTCTCGGGTCAATTTCGTTGTAGTAGACGCCGATCATGCCGCCTCACGAATCTCGTCCATCTCGATCAGGATCTGCTCGGTCAGCACAGCGTCCTTGACATCGGAGACGGAATGCTTGATAAGCTCGTCCTCTACCGTCCGCAGCATGCGCAGCGCATCGGTGAGCAATCCATCTGTCAGCGGAGCGCCAGCAGCAAGCCGCTGCTCGATCCGACGCAGCGGGTCGATGCCGACATGCGGACATATGCGCTCCATCAGCCCCCGGAATCCGGCGCAGCAGTAATCGATCCTCGCGTAATCGTCGCTGCCGTACAGTTTGGTGACGGCATATCCGCGGATTGCGTCAGTCTCTCCAGTATTGAGTATCTGGCGAAAGCACTGGCGCATCGGCAAGAGCCATGCTTGCGCCTCGCGGCGGGTGAGCTTTTTCATGTCCTCCTGTGTGCGCTGATGATCGCGAAGGCCATCTGGTAGCAAACCATCCTCTGACTGTCAGTCAGCAAGCGATATCGCCGGCGAAACGTTTTCAGTCTGCGTTTCATGTTTGCTCATTTCGCGATGAATGAATCGCCTCTGCCGCGCACTTGAGTGTGCCGAGCAACGCCCTCTTTGCCTCTGCTTCATCTTCCAGCCACGACACGAATTCATGCAATTTCGCGCACATCCGGAACGCTTCCGACCTATCTTGCTCCTCGTCGCTGATGCGCTTTGACAGTCTCAGCGCATTCAAACACAGGGCCATAAGATCGTAGGAAATAGTGGTGGTGACCGGCTGCTCACTCACTTCTTCGTCCCCAGATAGACAGCCGGAGCGTGAAGCATCCGCTGATGCTCCTCGTGAGCGCCGGAAACTGCCGCGCATAATATCGTCAGCGGCTTCAGCAACACCATCAGCAGCGCGTCGTGCGGCTCGGGATCTCTCTTGTCCTCCATCTGTTGTAGTGTCATGGCATCAGCCCGTCGCCGCTCGACCGCAGCGGCGAATTCCGGAGTTTGGCTCAGATAACGACGCTCAGTCATGGCTTGTACCCTTCGAGCGTCGTGCTCCACGCCGCACGCCGTGCAACGGACCCTTTTTACTTCTTGCGTCATATCGCTACTCCTCTTAAAAATTATCCTAATCCTCGCCGCTGTAGCAGACAGATCCGCGAAGCCCGGTCAGAATCAACTCCACCTGAGCCAGAGCATCGCGCAGCCTGACGTTTTCGGCGCGCAGGAGATCCACTTCCGAATCACGCTCATCGCTCACCGCCGGAAGAGCAGCCAAGTCGTCGGCAGAGATGCCGCCGTACCCGTCTATCAGTTCGCCTAGCCTGTTGTAGTCAACAGCCATTTTAGTTTCCTCACAATTTACGCCAAAAAAAGCCGGCCAGCCCGGTGTGCTCACAGGCTGGCCGGGGAAACCCGGCGGGGGGGGGCCGGGGGAGGAGATCATCCGCGTGCTCATGCCGCTACCTCGGAACACTCGCCTCGAAGAACGCCCCATTCAACATCCGGGCGAAGATCCTCGCACCGCACGGCGCCTCCTGTAGCTCGCTCGATTGCCGGGCAGCGCTCGGCAGGAACCTGGCGAACACCGTTCACCCACTGGTTGACGAGCACGGAATTCTTCATCCCGAGCTTTGCGGCCAGGCTGCTTTGCGTATCTTTGCCGGTGGCAATGTACTGTGAAAGATTCATGCCGCTACCTTAGCATTGCGTTAAGACAGTTGTCAATCACCTCGCGCCAGATCTGCGCGGACCATCACCGCAGACTATCTTTTACGGGCGCGAAAATTTTAGCGCTGCGCTATTGACAAGCGCCTTAACGGTGCGCTAATCTTCGTTCATCGGCTTCCAGTGCAGACCATGACTGACTCCACAGCCCGGAGGGTTTCCATGTTTCCCCGACCGAAAACAATGCTAGCAGCCTCACCGCTAGCGTGCTGCGAAGCCGATACCCGAAAGCCGCTTCACGCGCATCGGGGACGAGCTGTACCGCCTGCATAAGAGCGCAGAGCCGTGCATAAGACCCCGAGGAGGCGTCTTCCGAGTTACTGGCCAGCCCGATCGCCGGGGCTTTGCGGGCGAACGACAGAAAGGAATTGGCGACGCAGCGGGAATCTGCGGCCGGCAACACGGAATCAGATCCGAACGGGCATCAATCGAGTGAAACCGAGCGAATGTCCGTATTTTTTCCAACGACTAGAAAGAAATAGGAAATGAGGTGCGCCATGATCAATTAAGGCTTCCGTCGGGCCTGGGCGACGGACTATCTAGAGACCGCAACTTAAAATGGTGAGGGACCAGCTCCTACGAATCATGCTGGCGTAACTGGAGAACGAAAGCCCAGAGACAGCCCGGAGAGACGGGCACGGCACCAACAACCAAGGAGGGAAGAAATGGAAAACTGGAGGATGCCGCATAGCGGCCTGATGAACGTCGCCGACAGATGCGAGGCGGCCGGACGGCACGAGGAAGCCGAAGCATGGCGGGCAGCCGCCCGCACCTGGAGCCAGCAGCAGGCTGACAACGCATCGAGTCGCATCGGTGATGCGGCAGTCTGGATCACGGTTGGCGGGGCACTGCTGTATCTGGTCGGCGTGCCTGTTCTCATGCTCTTTGGCGAATCTGTAGCCAGGTGGCTACAATGATTCCCGGATACGGAGACGAGGCGACTTGGCCACCGTTCAGCGGCGCGCATGGCGACCCGCGAGAAGCGGTCGCCCCGGTTGACGAGATAGATCAAGCGCTGAATCTACTCACCGAGATTAGCAGTCAGATCGAAAGGGCAAGAACCGCGGTGTTTTGCCGCGACCGGAAAACATACCACCTGGCCATGTGCAACGCGCACGACCTGGCGGGGAGCGTATTCCAATGAACAGTATCATCACCATTCGTGCCAGTTCTCTCGGAACCCTTTTCGACTGCCCTGCGCGGTGGGCAGCAACGCACATCGATGGTCTGCGCATGCCGAGCAACGGCAAAGCCACGCTTGGCAAGGCCGTGCACGCTAGCACAGCGGTCTTTGACCAATCGACCATCGACGGCGCAGGAATCACCATCGACGAGTCTGCCGCAGCCGCCGTCGACGCCATCACGCACCCCGATGACGAGGTTGTGTGGGGCGAAGATAGCCCGGTCGAGGCCGAAAAGATCGCAATCAGCCTGCACGCCAAATACTGTCAGCAGATCGCGCCGACGCAGCAATACACGGCCGTCGAAGTGACGTGCGAAAAGCTCGAGATCGTCGACCTTGGCATTGCCCTGTCTGGATCGACAGACAGAATCCGTAGGGTTGCTGAAGGGCAAGCCATCTGCGACTTGAAAACCGGCAAGACCGCCGTCGGCAGCGATGGAACGGTCAAGACGGCCGGCCACGCCTTCCAGATGGGAGTCTACGAACTGCTGGCGCAGCACTCTGCCGGCGTTCCTATCACCGGCCCGGCGCAGATTATCGGCATGAACACCGCCAAGACGCCGGCCTCGCAGCGCATCGGCACCGGCGAGATTGTCGGCGCCCGTGATGTGCTGCTTGGTGACGGCGAATCGCCTGGCGTCCTTGAGCACGCATCACGACTCATCCACAGCAGCAGCTTTTTCGGAAACCCCAAAAGCATGATGTGCCACCAGGCATATTGCCCGATTCATTCCACCTGCAAATTCAGGAAATAGCCATGAACGCACCCACAGACCTTGCCTCCCTGCGCGCCAACCAAACCGCAGCGCGCCTCGCCGACATGAAACCCAAAGAGCAGATCGCCTACCTGCTCAAGCAGAAGGCCGGCGAAATCGCCAAGATGCTCCCCAAGCACCTGAACGCCGAGCGACTCCTGAAGGTAGCGCAGATCGCCGCCACGACGACGCCAGCGCTCGCAAAGTGCGACGTGGCAAGCCTCGTCGGCGCAATCGGCCAGTGCGCTCAAGTGGGCCTCGAGCCAAACACCGTGCTCGGACACGCCTACCTCGTCCCGTTCAACACCAAGCGCAAGGACGCCAACGGCGGTGAGCGCTGGGTGAATTCGGTTCAGGTCATCATCGGGTACAAGGGGCTGATCGACCTCGCGCGCCGCTCAGGGCAGATCGTCAGCATTGCCGCGCACGAGGTTTGCGATGCTGACCGGTTTGAACTGGTCTATGGCCTGGACGAGAAACTGAACCACACGCCAGCCATGGGCAATCGCGGCGAAGTCATCGGCTTCTACGCCGTTGCCAAACTCAAGGACGGCGGGCACTGCTTTGAATTCATGAGCAGGCACCAGGTCGAGACGATCCGCGACGGCTCGCAGGGATTCCAGCAGGCCAAGAAATACGGCAAAGAGGCGGCGCACCCATGGTCCGCTCACTTCGTCGAAATGGGCCGCAAGACGGTGATTCGCCGCCTTGCCAAGTTCCTGCCGCTGTCCGTCGAATTCCAGACCGGTGTAGCGCTGGATGCCATGGCCGAGTCCGGGAAGGACCAGCACAACGACGACATCGACGGCGATTTCATGGTCACGGCAGACGATGCGCCGCCGAACATCGACTACAACACCGGCGAAATTACCCATCAGCAGCTTGACCACAAGCAACCTGCAACCATCCCGCAGCAGACGGAGATCCATCCGGAAGCCGGCTCCGAATGGCTCCCTGCCCCAGAGGAAGAAGCGGCTATCCGGGCGGCAGAGCAGGCCGAGACGCAGCAACAAGCGCCAGCAGCACGTCCTCGTCGCGAGCGCGGCGGGCTTGGGCTGGAATGAGCACCTGCTTTGTGGCTGGTATCGTCAAGGGCCTGGTAGAAGCAGACGATCCGCGAAGGCATTTCGGAAGTCTTATGGCTTTCAGTCATTATGCTGAAGAGGCGAAGAAATGCGGGGTGGTGTCTGAAGATCTGAAAGTGACAGACAAGGGTCGGAAGTGGTATGCCCGGTTGAACATGGCCGCTTTGCCAGTAACAAGAGCATACCTTTGGGGATTTCCAGAAAGTCACTGGGATTGTTAGATAAGTGAAGCTAACGATCAACGTGGCGAATGCTCGGGCTGACTGGCTATGTGATTGCCGACGGCGATCTACGGAAAGTCGCCACTGAGAGCGCAGGAACTCATGCCGGAGATCAGCACCGGCCGCCACTCCAACAACCGAAAGGAAACCGGTGGTACGAATCTTTGCAGACAAACATGGTAGCGGAGAATATGTGATTCAGACCACCGCTACCGACACAGAAAATTTCGTCGTAGAACTCGCAGAGGCGATGAACAAGGCCGTTTTGTCTGCGGAAGACGACGGAGGCATAGCAATTATGGGGATTCTGAAGAATGCCATGCCGATCGCATTCAAGCTGTCTGGATACAAGGCCGAGACTGTCAGCGAACAAAGAACGTTAGTATGCGGAACCGTTTCCCCGAACTCGTGCGAGGTCGTTGCAAGTGCTGGCCGGTAACGCTCGGAAGATCGCTGACTTGTATTGGTCAGGAAAAGAGACCGCGTACGCCGTCAGGGTTGAAACAAGCGCTCCGGCATGTTTCGGGCATGAAGAAGTATTTTCCGGGGCAATGGTTAGAGACACCGGAGGAAGGAGTGGTAACGCATGGGACGGAAGATCAGTTGATGGATACTCCAAAACCGTAGTCCCGTTTGAACTTGTTTGGAGATCAGAATTCAGGGCTACTCCAATTCCATCAATGTCCAGGGCGCGAGGCATCACTTTTTCGCCTAACAGGATTCTGAAAAAAACAACGGCTATCAACAGGCGTGCAGCGATTAAGTCGGAAAACCGCAAGAAACACAGAATGCACTGCAAATAACCATGAAGATAACAAACATCACCATCAAAAATTTCATCGGCGCCAGATCCGTGGACCTCAAGATCACGAGACCGATCGCGCTTATTTGCGGCAGCAATGGCTCCGGGAAAAGCAGCATCGCCGAAGCAGTCCGAATGGCGCTCGTCGGAGAGCCATCACGCGTGTCGCTCAAGAAGGAGTATAGGCTTCTCATCACCGAAGGACAGACGGCCGGATACGCCGTAGTCAAACGCGATGGAGAAACAAGCGCCATCACCATCCCAAACGGAGCGCACGAGCACACCGGGAAAGCATTCCAGTTTCCGCCATCCGCTCTGAACTGGGTTCTTGACCCAAGTCGGTTCTCCAGAGTGTCGTCAGACGATCGGAGATCTTTCCTTTTTTGCCTGATGGACTTGCGCACAGACGGACCGGCCGTCACTGCGCGCCTACTTGCCAAGGGATGCAACGCCGACAAGGCAGAAACTATCAGCCCGCACCTACGGGCAGGATTCGCCTCCGCCCACAAAGAGGCACAAAACTTGGCTCGCGACGCCAAGGCTTCATGGCGCGCAATCACCGGCGAGACCTACGGAAGCATCAAAGCCAGCACCTGGTCGGCGCCCAAGCCTGAGTTCGACGCTAACCTCCTGCGCGTCGTCAGCGAGGAGTTGGCCGCTATCGTCGCCCAGATCGAAGAGCGAACGCTCGCCATCGGCGACATGCAGGGACGGGCCAAGATGCAGGCGACTCAAAGCGCCACGATCGCCGCGCTTCGCGAGCGCGCGAAAAGGCTCTCCGCAACCGAAGCAAAGCTGCGGAAAGACCAGGCCGAGCTGGCCGAATGGCAGGCGAAAGTAGAGCACGAATCCATGAAGGCCGGGAAGGCCGGGAAGCGTCTGCCGAACGAACAGAACTACAACTGCCCGTCCTGCGGCATCGTTCTGCGCCACGACCACGCCACCGGCAACCTGGTCGAATTCACCCTGCCGCCACCGGCGGATGCTGAATCAGCCGAACGCCTGCGCGAGTATGAGCGTGCCCGCGATCTGCTGGCCAGGTCTGTCGAGAACGACAAGCGCGACCTCAATGACGCCGACAGCGCAGCCAAGATGCTTGACCAGATCGGCGACTCGCAAGAAGCACCAGCCCCTGCGCCTGAAGAAATTGCAGCAGCCTTGACAATGGTCAAAGCGCTCAAGGAGGGCAGAGCAGCTCTGCAACATGAGGTTGAGTCTCTGAATAAGCAAAAGCTGCAAGCTGAACAAGCCGATAAGCGCACAGTCGCTGCGCGCATCCATCGCGACGACGTGGTGCAATGGGAGGCGATATCCGATGCGCTGGCACCGGATGGGATTCCGGGCGAGATGCTTGCCTGCGCACTGAGACCAATCAATGATCTCCTTGTCGCATCGTCGGCTGATACTGGCTGGCTGCGGGTAGGCATCGACGCCGATATGAACATTACTTGCGACGGGAAGCCTTACTATTTGCTTTCTGAGTCCGAGCGCTGGCGCGCCGACGCGATGATTGCTGAAGCGATCAGCCACCTGTCCGGAGTCAAGGTGCTGTTGCTTGACCGAGTCGACGTTTTGGACATCGCAGGCCGGGATGACCTTCTGTACTGGCTTGACAGCCTAGTGACCTCCGGGCATGTCGAGACGGCGCTGCTGTTTGCGACGCTGAAATCGTTGCCAGAGATGGCTCTGGAGACGGTCGGCGCGGCTTGGGTCGATCGTGGAACCAATGTTTCGGCATGACGGACCACAACTATCTCCGCCTAAAGGCCGTTCTCGAAGCAGCATTCGATCAAGCGGCGCACGGGAAAGGTCAAGCCAGGCACAGCACCGGGCAGGACTTCGCAGACCAGCCGATGCAGGCGATTTCCAGGCTGATCGGAAGTCATCACGGACTTATCTATCAGGCCATGAAGAAAGCGCAGGAGTCGACGCGGATGGAATCAGGTCCGGCCATTGCCGAACTGCTCGGGGCGATTGTGTATCTCGCTGGTGCTGTGATCTACCTTGAGGACGACCAGCAATGACCGTTACGTACAAAGCGCTACCGTTCCCTCTTCCTGAAACGGAACAGCAAACGCTGCGCCGGATTTCCGAGAAGGTCCGCAAGCACTACGCTGACAGAGTAAACAAGGCGGTCGGGCCGAAGAATGCGGATGCATACGCGCAATCGCTGAAAGAGTTGGATGCGTATGTTGAACAGCTACGCAATTATTCTGGAATCGAAATAACGCGGCCTAAAATTCGGCCTAACAATTAACGCGTCGACAGGAGAAGAAATCAATGAGCATGGCTAGATCAGAAAACGCAACGCCCGGCGTATGGTTTGCCGTAGGGCGCTGCCAGCATGGAGATGAAGATTGCCAGGAAGCCAAGATGTTTGGGCAGCGAGCAACGATCGTTTCTCCTGACTTCGCTGCGCTTGAAGATCTCGATGAATGGCTGACGCACAAAGCCGCCAAACCATCCGGCATGCGCTGTCGCCATTGCCAAAGGCCGATCGCCGTCGATCACTTTGAGCGGCGTTACGCACTCGTATCTACAAGCGAAATGATTGACGATTCGGTGCACGCATGAGAGCTAACGGCGGGAAACCAAAGCGCACCATAAGGCGATGGAGCGACAGCGAAATATCCTTGCTTCGCGAGCGCTACCCGGACGAAGACACCGTAGAACTTGCAAAAACGCTCGGACGACTCCCCGGCCTGGTTATCAAAAAAGCGTGTTTGATGGGAATTGGAAAGAGCGAGGCATACCAGAAAGCGCGATACGAAAAAATGCGCGCTGCGGGTCTGCCAAAACAGTTCATGCCTGGAGCAATTCCCTGGAACAAGGGAATTTCGTACCATGCTCAGGGCCGAAGCGTAGAGCACCAATTCCAGCCGGGCCACCGGCCAAAAAATTGGCTGCCAATCGGATCGGAGCGGTGGACGAAAGGATACCTGGAAAGAAAGGTGACAGACACCGGGGACACGGCGCATGATTTTCGTCTAGTTCATCACTTGGTTTGGGAGGAAGCCGGCCGCGGGTCTGTGCCGGAAACTTATGCTCTGGTATTCCGCGACGGCGATCGAAAAAACATGAGCCTCGACAACCTCGAACTAGTGTCCCGTGAGGATCTGATGCGCCGCAACTCATGCCACAATCATGGACCAGAAATTGCACGACTTTGCCAACTCGTCGGCGCAATCAATCGCAAGATCAACAACCTTACCAAACCAAAGGCCACCCCATGAAAACCATTTTTGCATTCCTGTTTAGTTTGTTCTTTTCGCTGGCATTCGCTAACCCTGTCGAGTCGGTCGACGTGCGTATGTACGGCTATACCTATGCGCCAGATATTGTGCGCGTTGGCAATTCCGATGTGCACGCCGGGCAGTATTCCGGAACCATCGACCGCCATCCCGCCACCGCATGGTGTGCCGAACTGACGCAGATCATGCATTTCGGAACGGTTCAGGAATACCGCGTGCTGCCCGCAGAAGACGCCTATGGTGCCGAAACGGCGCTACAACTTAGTCAGCTTCTGTCTTGGGCAAATAGCACCGGGCAGCCTGGTGACGCCCAAGAGTCAGCAGCTTTGCAGATGGATATATGGCGGATTCGGGCTGGACTTGAACCGATCCAAGATTACACAGCAGCACCGCTCAACGTGCGTGCGGTCGTGCTCCATCACAACGATTGGCAGGACTTACTGAAAGGCGAACCGGCTATTGCAGTCCCCGTGTCAGAACCCAATCCGGCCGCCATGCTTTTACTAGGCATTGGATTGTTAGTCGGATATCTCGCCACCCGGAGCCATCCAAAACCCTGACTCCGGCAGTAACGGGATGAGCGCGTAGCGCGAAGGCCCGCGTTGACTGAAATGTTGGGCGGCTGACGCCCGGAAAGGAAATACAGATGACACCGCAAGAACGAAGCGCATTGATTGACCAACTTGACCTATCTTTTACTGTGATGCCGCACTGGGTCAAGTGCGCGACGAAACACGCCATGGGAGCGCCGACGAATAACCCGGCCACCGGAAATCCTTTCACCTCGTTCCGCGAAGCGATCGAGGCAGCCAGCGACGAAAGTCTACTGATCCTGCGCGACGACTTTGACGACAACGGCGACCTGCTGCCGGCGGTT